CTGGCTAGAAGAAGGTATGATCGTTGACATTGTTGACCCTACCACTGGTGTTAAGCAACAGTCAGGTGCAGCAAGCTCGATTGAAATCACAGCAATTAACGAAACCACCAACGTAATCACGGTGACCGGTACCCTTGGTACCTTCAGCACCAACATTAGCGCTGGCGACATTCTAGTTCGTTCTTCCAACGGAGTAAACTCCTTCGGCAAGGAATGGACCGGTCTAGGTGCTATCGTTAGCGCTACCAGCGAGTTGCACGGCATCAACCCAGCATCATACCCGATCTGGAAGTCAACCGTTGAAACTCTCGGAACTCCGGGAACCTCAACCGGTACCCTAACCGAGCTTGCTCTTATCAACCTAGTACAAAAGGTTGACAAGAAGGGTGGCGACGTGGACGTAATGCTAGCATCTCCGGGCGTATTCAACGCTTACTGGGATCTACTACAAGGTCTACGCCAGTTCACCAACGGTGCAACCCTTGAAGGTGGACAGCGAGCATTCTCGTTCGACGCCGTAGGTAAGCCAATCAAGTTCGTTTCGGACTACGCTGCACCTAAGGGTACAGTCTACGCTCTATCGAGCAAGGAAATCGTAGTTAACCGTAAGAAGGACTGGTCTTGGATGGACCGCGATGGTTCGATGTGGTCACGTCTTGCAGACACCGACGCATACGAAGCTCGTATCTTCCAGTACAGCCAGCTTGGTACGTACCGTCGTAACGCTCACGCTGTTCTATCGAACATCACTGAGAAGTAACAACTAAAGAAACCCGGAGTCAGGTCCCGTCTCGCCTGACTCCGGGTTTTCTAATATCCGGTACAATAGAAACATGGCAGACTACATAACTTTCGACCGCATCGACGGCTTATACCACGAATACCAGCGCAGAGTCGCTGCAGTAATTCGCGACCTCTACCCAAACGTTCGACTACTACGCCTCGAACCGGGACACCCCAGTTTCAACCCAGAGCGACCATACGCCCTAGTTGACGAACCAAACTTAGCCGTACCATACGTGATCCGTACATTAGCTGAATCAGAAATTGATGCACGACTAATCGCATGGCTAGTAGATAACGACACACACAAAGCCGGATCAAAAGCAAACAGCTTATTTATCCTCGAAATGGCTGAGAAAGCTCTAAACCAAAAACGTGAGTTAGAATATTTAGAGGAGAAAAAAGACATGATGAAGTCAGTCATGAAGTCCAAGAAACATGAATACCGTCACGACGGAAAGGTTTTGCGTAAATAATGCCAGCAGAAATTTTCACTAAAACATCTAAAGATGTTGCAGATCGTGTGCGCGCAATTTTTGGTGACACCTCTGGTGCACAAATCGACGACGAAACACTCCTACGTTGGATCAACGATGGTCAACAAGAAATTGTTAACAACAACGCAATCCTAAAAGACACCAAAATAACAAGCGTTATCGCCGGGGTAGAGGAATACAGTTTCCCAACAGACCGCGTACAGTACATTGAAGCGATCTATGTTAACGGTCGACCAGTCAAAAACATGTCGCCACAAGAATACCGTGAATACATCCTCACCCAAGACCCATCAAAGTCTGCTGTAGCTGACGTCCCAGAAGTCTGGTACGAACGAGCCGGAGTAATCACGTTCTACCCAACCCCAAACAAAGACTACAATGATGGTCTAAAACTAGAATACGTAAAAATGCCGGTAGCCGTAGCCTCTATTGCAGCTGACCGCATCCTAAGCATCCCAGACCGTTACCTAAACGAACTCGTCAACTACTGCACCGTACAAGCGTTAGAGTTAGACGAAAACTATGCAGCAGCAGAGTACAAGAGTAAACAATTCCGAGACGGACTGAACAGATTGAGCCAAAAGGAGAACGTGTCACAGATCGATCTCTACGTGCAGATCATGCCAGATCCGGACGATTACCGTGTCTGACCTATTACGACAACGTTCAGCAACACTTAAAGACTTTTCCGGTGGTTTAAATAACTACTGGGACCCGTCATCCATTGCAGAAAACGAAGTCTCATACCTGATCAACATGGAGTTTTCACCAAACGGTGCCCTAGTCTCCAGACCAGCAATCAGCGAAACAACACTGCCACAAATCCCAGCAAGCGGTACACCACTATACATTGATATCCTCGGATACTTCACCCCGTCGGGTGGTGACCGTTACATAATTGCTACAGCTGGCACCAAAACTTACCGACTAAACCTTGACGCCGTAACCCCAGCATGGACTGAACTATGGGCTTCAAAAGCAACCGGTTACGTCCAATACGACAACAAAGTTATTCTTTGCAAAGCAACAACCGGTGGCGCAAGATGGGCTGTCGGAGACGCTAGCGTAACCGCTATCACAACCATGCCCGCGCTTGCCGGTTTAGTTGTATACCAGTCACGTTTCTTCGGTTGGGGTGTAAGAGGAACAGCCACCGACACCAAAGTGTATTACAGCGACCTAACCACAATCACCACACCATTAGGTGTGTACGACTGGAACGTAGACTCTGTAATTAACGTAGGGTTAGGTGACGGTCAATCAATCTCTGGCATCCTAATCGACTACAGTAAGATCTTTATCTTCAAATCAGCATCAACTTACGCTTTCTCATTCAGCGAACTACCTGAAGAGGGAACACTGTCGCTGATCCAACAAGGTATTGGGGCAGAAAACAAAAACTGTATTGCCAACTACCAAAACGGTTATGTTGTATTACATGATCAGATCGTTTACCGGTTTCAAAACGGACAGTTTAGCCCGCTAAATGCACAACGAGTAAACTTTAAACCATTCAACAGCGCTTACCAAAAAGACTTCACCGTGTCAGTGTTTGGTGACCGTGCAATCATCTGGTTCAGCGGATCAATCTATGCTTTAAACTTGCTTACCGGAACTTGGGCGCAATGGGAATCAACCACAGAAATCGCTCACATTTTCCAAACACCACAAAAATCTTCAACCATTAAACAACACGAAACAGCGTATGCAATCACAGGGTCAAACACAACCAGTAAATGGAAACTTTACCAAATGGACAATTCACCCGTAACAACTAACGCTGCAGAAGTGTTTACGTGTAAGCTCCGCACCAGAATTTACGACTTTGACACTCCTGCAGAATGGAAACGTTTATATTGGTGGGCTGCTGATGTTGCAGCAGACGGTGTTATTACAGCAACTGTTACCGCAATCGCAGCTTCTTCAAACGTTCGTTCATGGGATCAGATCTCAACAAGCACTTGGGATGTTCTTTCAACCCTTACGTGGGATAAGTTGCTTTCCGAGGACCCTTATGTCACTACAGAACGCACTATTGATGAAGGTGCTCCGCAACGTGCTTTACTCAAACTTGAACACAGTATTCGCTTTAGACGCGCATATTTTGAGGTATACTTTAGTTGTGATGGTACAGCCGAGACGTCCCCAGCACAAATTTTCAGTATCACACCAATGATTGGTGTGAAAGCTAAGTTAACTAAGGGCGTAGCATAATGGCAAGTTATGGAGCACCAAGCTTCAATGAGTTTGCTGCCGGAGCGAAAGTTTACGGTGGTGGGCGAATGAACCCTACCATGGGTCCAGTTGATAAAACTGGTTACGCTGAGCGTGACCGTAAACGTAAAGTTCGTCGTAACGCTTTGCTTGCACGTCTAAAAGCTAAGCAAAAAGGTGCTTATGCTAGCTCTAATGCGTTAAAGGGTGGCATGTAATGGCTAAACCTAACACAAATCCTACCGATGTTGAACTTCAAAACACTGGAGTTTACCGTGACGCTCTTGCCCCTTACCGTTCAGATTTTCGTTCAAACCAAAACGCTGAACTACAACGCATCAACGAACTTAACCAAAACATTTATGGTCAAAGCGGTCAGTTAGAAAACTTTAACGCTTCAGCTAGTGACGCTTTGCGTCGGTTAGCAGCCCAATATGCTATGCGCGGTATGTTGCAAAGCGGTGGTTACGGTGGTATGGAACGTGGTGCTGCTGTTCAAACACAGAAGCAACAAGCCGGTCAACGTAAGCAGATCGAACAACCTTACATGAGTGCCACTAATGCTGAACGTTTAGGTCAGTTTGGTTTGAACCAAGTTGGTACTGACCCTAATGCTCTTGTAGGTATGCAACAAGACTTTGACTGGTTGACAACTAACGCAGGTCAAGCAGCTCGTGCACGCGCACTTGCTGAAGCACGTAACTCGTGGCTAACCGGAAGGGTAACAGTCTAATGGATCCAGAAGACGAATTTGCAATCTTAAACCCAGTAAAATACGGTGTTGGTCCTTGGTGGAACAGCCTATTTAACGCTGGCGGAAAAGCTGTAGCTAACATTTTTGACCCAGCTGCCACTGGGCGCCCATCAAATTACTACGGCATGACCACTTCGCCAATGAAAGACCCAACCCGAGCTGGTAACAACAAAGACTACGAACGTCCGACTATTCCGGGCGTAGACCCAATCCTGCCCCCTTCCACTGGCGAAAACATGCAAAGCGACGCATACCTGAACATGCTGTACGGTCTGCTAAAGCAAAGCCAAGGTGGAGGCAGTTACGGATCAGCGCTAAGCTCAATCGGAAACGAACGTAAAGGCGTTAACAAGCGTTACAAAGAAAATCAAGCGGACATAAAAAATATGTTTGGCAACCTTACCACTATGCGTCGAGGTGACATAGCCGGAGTAAGTTCTCTAGCAGAAACCGGTCGTGCAAAAAGTGCAGAACAAACTGCTGCACAAGCGACACAAACCCGTGACGCTGAAGCACAACGCCTAGCAGCAGCAAACCAAGCACGAGCTGCACTAGGTTTAGGTGACATTGCTGGAGCTGCAGCCGGTGGCGACCTAGCAACACAAGCAGCTGAAGCAGGTTTAGCTGACCAAGGCTCACTAGCCCAGATCGGTCGAACCGCTAGCGAAGTAAACCAAAACATTACTGAGCAAGCAATCAACGACGAAATCGCCCGTTACTCAACCGACCAAAACCTTGCACTGCAAGAACTCGGTCGCAGCAGAACCGGCGCACTAAGCGACATTTCTGGGCGTGAACAACAAATCCTCATGCAGCAAGCTGCAGCACAACAAGCTGCACAACAAGCAAACACACAACTACAGTTGCAAATTGCTGGACTTGTCAACGAATACGAAGCTGGAAAACTACAAGCAAACACCCCAACCGGTGTGCTAGGTAAATGGCTATCTGAATACGGTGGCAACGACCCTGCAGCTGGAGCAGCAGCATCAACCGCTTCCGCTTCATTCTGGAACTGGATTCAAAGCGCAGACAACCTTATGGGCAAAGATGGTAAGCCTATGGACGCCATTAATGCTGTAAGCGCTTTTGCAAAATATGACCCAGAAACTGCAAAGCTAATTCAAGGAAACCCATCATTGAACTTCTTGCTCACCGGAATCTGGAACAGCGCCCTTACTAAGCCTGCAACTAAGTAACTTACAGTCTTTTATACGCTAAACTAGACGTATGGCAACTAATCCAGCTTTTGACGCTTTCTTTAAAGACGCTGCTGCGCGCATTGCACAAAACCGCAAAATTGGCGGAGGACAAAGCGAATACGAACTAGCCAAGCTTTCTACGTTTAAGCCGGGCGCATTTAACGAAGCTAAAAAAGCTGAAACCGACTGGAACCTTGGACAAGGCATCATTGATACCCTATCCACGGGAACTTATGCTGTAGCAGGTTTAGGTCAACGTGTAGGTGAAAGTTTTACCAAACTAGGTCAAGGCGACCTATCTAACGTCGTGGGTGACGTTGTTGGAAATATCCCACTATCAAACTTCTTCGGCGCTGAAGGTGGTTTGTTTGGGGCAGCCGGCAAAGGTATCCAAGAGAAGCGTACTTGGTCTCAGAACCTTACGGACGCTGGCGTCACTGATGAAGGCACTGCAGCTGCAGCAGGTCTTGCTTTAGATATTGCTCTTGACCCAACTTGGTTGATCGGTGGAGGGTTCATCGCTGCCGGAGCAAAAGGTCTTAACGCTGGTGTAAAAGCAGCGTCAGCAGCAACTAAAGCTGGGGTAAGACTTGATAAAGCTGGTTACGAAGCAATCCAAGCTACCGGCAAAGACGTAATCCCAACCGCAACAGCAACTCAAGAGGGAGCAGGGGCTGTAGGTAAAGGCTGGTTCCAAGCAGCGCAAGGAAACGCCCTATCAGGCGACGCCTTCAACAACCTCCTACAAGGAATTCGTCAAGGAAACGTAGAATCATTTGCTGCGCTTAAGCAGAAGAAGATCGACGACAAAGCAGCTAAAGCTCTCCGCAAAGAAGAAAAGAAAATTGCTACCCAAGGACAAACACTTATTGGTTTGCAAACACCGAAGATCGCTAACGAAGCAAACCTTGTTGAAGATGCTGTTAAAGCCGGAGAAGAAACTCTTACCGATGTTCCTACTACGCAAACTGACAACATTGTTCCAGAGACTGCTTCACCAGAAGCAGCGCCTGCTGAGCAAGTTAAAGTTGCTGTAGAAAAGACGGCAAAACAACCACGTAAAACCAAGCCAGCCATAACTAAAGACGTTAACGCTGCAGACGAAGCAATAATTGCAGCTACCGACGCTCCATCAATTTACAAACAGTCTCGTGAAGCTTTAGCACCAATGAAACAAGGCTACATGGATGCTAACGGAATCAAAGCATTAGACACAGACTTTTCAGCTGTTAAAGCATCCGACGAAGCACCAGACATTGCAAAAGCTTACGACGACATGGTTAGCGACCCAACAAACCCTGCCGTAATCAGTGCTTACCGTGCACTAGCAGCCGAAGTCCGTGCACAATACAAATACATGACCGAACAACTTGGTATCAAAGTTAGCTTCATTGACGGCGACCCGTACAACGTTGTAAACCCAGCAACAGGCAGACTAGGACCAAACTCTAAACTGTTCATGGAAGACATCCTAAACAACAAAAACCTTGTTGTTCGCGACAGTACACAAGACTTCCTAACCGACCCACACCCACTGCTAAGTGTTGAAGAAAACAACATGTTCCGTGCCGTGCACGACTTCTTCGGACACGCAGGATCCGGACGTGGCGTACTGCAAGACGGTGAAGAAGCTGCATGGATTTCACACTCACAAATGTTCTCGCCAGAAGCACGTCGAGCCATGACCACCGAAACTCGTGGACAAAACTCGTGGAGAAACACTGAAGGTTTCGGTTTCGACCCAACAAAACTAATCGATGACGAATCACGTTACAGTTTTGCTCCACAAAAAGCTGCGCTACTACCAGACCGATACACGCTCACCCCAGCAGAAAAAGAACTACTAGAAGGACTGAACTTAAAATCCAACAGCTTTATCGGTGCCGTAGGCGCACGTCTATTCCAACTAGGTGACGTACTAGTCGAACAACTAGGACGGATCAGCTCACCAACAAAAAGTTTCATTTACAGTGCTGAAGAAATTAAAGCTCTAAAGCCAGAAGTCGAAACAAGAATCTTCGACTACGAAGGTGCACACCCAGTAGGATCCCCAGCCCACAAAGAGCTAAATTCTTTGTTTAAAGCGCTCACAGAACACATTGCAATTCCTACCGAACGCCCATACGGTTCAGCATTCAACACCAGCATGTCAATTCTTGGTAAATCAACAGAACAAAAAATTACCAAAGAGTACTTGCAAACCCTAAAAAACGAATACCCTAACCTAACGCAAAAAGAACTTAAAGCGATCGCTAAAGAAGAACTTTCAGCAGCAGCCGGCGTAGAAAAAGCTACTGTAGAAGAAGTATCGAAGGTTAAAGACCTAAGCGTACTAGGCATTATTAGCGCAGCAAAAGGCGCTTCATCAACTTACGACAACCTAGGCACCACTGGTGTTGCTGCAAAAAA